AATCAATACAATGATTATCAACCCTTTCTCTGCACTTCAATTCCAATGGATAAACTAGCAATTGAAGAAGCAGTAAATGGAAAAATAGAATCATGGTTTCGAACCTGGCAGAATTTAAAAATCTCTGAATTAAATACACGCTGGCCTAAGATCCAGCTAACCAGTGATTTAATCAGCGATTTAATGGGTGATGAAGATGCTAAAGTTCGAATGGTATATGAAGGTGTAGCGTATTTTCCTAATCAAGATAGACCCTATTTATATGCGGTCTGGGCTGATACAGGAATTTTATATTGTGAATATCTAGAATCAAGTCCTGGGATTATTTGGCGCTTCCAAAAGACGAACAATGAAACATGGGGGCGTGGTCCTGTGATGGAAGCATTGCCCTCTATCATTAGTTTAAATGAAGTAGCACGTATAGAATTAGCTTCCGCAAACTTAAATACTTTTAGACCTTATATGGGATTTTCAGATGCAGTATTTAATCCTCACACATTTAGGCTTGAGCCTTTTACTATTATTCCTATTGCCCCTATTGGAACCGGTGGCCAACCACCTTTAATTCCTTTACCTGTGAGTGCAGATCCCAAGTTTGCTCAATTTACAATTCAAGATTTAAGAATGCAAATTAAAGCGCTATTATTTGCAGAAGATCCAGCGGATGGTCCTGGAATTCAACCGCAAACAGCTTATGAATTATCACTTAAACAACAAAACTTAGCTCAAAAAATTGGGCCTTTGTTTTCTCGTTTACAACAAGAATGCTTATGGCCAGTCATTAAAAGATTTGCGTATATTTTAAATAATATGGGCAAACTTCCCTATCCACAAATGAATGGAATACCAATAAGATTCAAATATAAATCACCATTAGCATTAGTCAAAGGACAGCAAGATGTTGCAAGATTTATTAACTTTGTTCAAACAATGCAAGGTATCATGGGAGCAGAAGCAACTCAGGTTTATATAAATCCAAAGACTACACCTTATTTATTAGCTGAAGCATTACAAATAGATGATCGCTTCTTAAATGATCCTGATGAAGTAGCAAAGGTTATGCAAAATGTTCAAAATCAATATAACCAACAGAAAGTAGCTCAATCTCAAGGTATGATGCCACAACAACCCGAAAATCCTAGTTCACAAATCGTTCAACCAGCACAATAAAAGGAAAGTAAATGGAGTTAAAAGATAATCCTCTTCTTCAACCTGAAGATTTTACTAAAGGCTATCGTGAAAGTATTGAAGCACTTAAAAATAGACCTGAACTAATTCAATTTGATAAAATGTGTTTTGAATTATTTAATTCAGAATTAGGTAAAAAATTTATGGAATATGTTTTAGAAAATTATGTTATTCCGCCTATGGCAGATCGTAATTCCTCGAATTTTTCGATTAATGCTGTTTGGGCCGAAGGATTTAAAGATTTTGCAAGAATGTTACGAGCATCAATTAAATCTCATGATCAACGTATTAAAGCGGAGGAAAATAAATGAATGAAGAAGTAACTAATCCTACAGTAGACACTCCTCCTAGTTGGTTAATCGAGGATGGAAGACCTGGTATTGGAGATCGTCCTGACTGGTTAAATGATAAGTTTAATTCGGTTGCTGATCTAGCGAAGAGTTATCAGGAGTTAGAAAAGAAATTTGGTATGGTTCCTGAAGAATATGATATTTCTAAATCTAAATTTCTTGATTCTCAATATGAACCAATTCAAGACTTTTTGAAGTTAGCTAAAGAAAAACGAGTCCCAAAAGAAGTCGTTGATAAGATGGTTGATTCTCTTGATAAGTATATGGATGAATTCTCAACTGATTTTGTTGAAGAAGCAAAGAAACTAGGGCCAAATGCTAAAGACCGTTTAACAACATTAGATAATTGGGCAAAAGCTAATCTAAGCAAAGAGTCCTATGAAGCGCTAACTGCAAATGTAAAAAGCGCTAATGGCATTAAAGCATTGGAAGAACTAAGAGGAAAAATGATGAGCAATAATCCTACAATACCAAATGGCAATGACGCACAAACAACTAATGTTCAATCTCTTGATGACATTAGAACCGAACTTAGTAATAACCTTGCAAAATATAAATCTGACCCCAAATATCAAGCTGATATTCGCGCTAGACTAGAAATGGCTTCAAAGAATTCTAACTTCGTTGACAAAAGTGGATATTAATCTGCTATAATATTATCCAGTGCCTTTTTGATCCGGATCAATCAAAAGGGCTTGGACAACTTCACCCACCGACCTTTGAATAAAAGGCAATCGGCTCACGGAAAGCCCTAAAAAATTATTATCAGAATCCATTCTTTGATTAATTTTATAGGGGCATAAATATGTCAACTTCCTTAACTGCGGTCCAACAAATCGAGTTCGACGCATTAGTAAAAGCTGAATATCAATCTTTAGGTTTTTTATTACGTGACACGGTACGAGTACGTCGCGATGTTATTGGCGCAACAGTTTCTTTCCGAAAAGTAAATCAAATTCAAGCTGTACCTACCGGTTATTTACAACCTGTAGTTATTCAAGATCCAGGTTATACGCAATATTCAGCAATCTTACAAAAATATACTGCACCTACAGCAGTAGATACTGTTCAAGAATTAACCGTAAACTTTGATGCTAAGATGGAAAATGCCATGTTAGTAGCAAATGCTTTAGGCCGTCGTTCAGATCAAATTATCATTAATTCATTAGCTGTTAACCCAGGTCAAATCATTGTCGATGGTGGCACGAATATGACCTATTCGAAGTACACCCAGGCTATCCAATTCTTTGATAATAATGCTGTGCCATTACCTGAACGCTTTGCTGCAATGTCTGCTAGTAACTTCCAAAGTTTATTACAAGCTGACCAATTTGTTTCTACTTTCTATACACAAAATCGTGTATTAGATAAAGGTTTCGTTCGCGATTATCTCGGCGTTAACCTTATTATAATACCCGAAATGGTTGAAGGTGGATTACCCTTTGCTAGTGCGAATATCCGTGAAACATTCTTCTGGCATAAGCAATCAACTGGGATGGGTATTGGGCATGATTTCCGCACTGAAATTAACTATTTACCCCGTGAAACATCTTGGTTAGTAAATGGTATTTTCTCGGCGGGCGCAATCACAATTGATAATTTAGGTATTATTCAAATCAATTGCGACGAATTAGTAGGTTAATCTAAATTAATTGGAGAGTTTAAACATGGCTTATACGAATGCAAACTGGACCTGTGTATCAGCGTCCTTAAACCAAGGTCAAGAAACAGTTACACCATTTGGGGGATCTCCTACAATCCTCAATGCGCCTAACTTATTTATCTACGGCAGTCCTACGGATAGCGTAGCTACAATCGGTGCGGCTAACTATTTCCTTGCTGAATACGCAAGCTTGAATGTTGGCGATTGGATTTTAATAAATGGTACAGATGCAAGTGAGATATTAGTTGTTGTAACCTCATCCTCCACCGGTGTGACAACTGCAGGTTTTGCAGCAAGTGGAACAGTTAATACAGCTAATATCGTAAACAATGCTGTAACATTTGCTAAGTTCCAGCAAGTTGCTGCTAATTCATTAGTTGGTAACCCAACAGGTTCATTAGCTAATGTTGAAGGTATTACACTTGGTAATGGTTTATCTTTCAGCGGTACCACATTACAAGTAAATCCTGGGTTAGCAAACTCTGTAATGGTTGCGTTAACGTTAGCTCAGTGGTTAGGAATGTATGCAACCCCAGTACAATTGGTTGCGGCTCCTGGTGCAGGCTTAATGAATATCGTTGATAATGTTCTTATTAATGGAATTTATGGTTCTGCTGCTTTAGCAGGTGGTGGTGTAGTAGGTGCTCAATATGGTTCTACAGCGCATTTAGCTGGCGAAGCTGCATCGGTTACAGAAGCTGCTGCTGATTTCATTGCTATGGCGGCTAATACCATGTTTAGACTTGGAGGCGGTTTAGGAACAGGTGCATTAACTTCTGGCGCTATCAATACTGCTATTTACCTGAGTAATGCAACTGCTGCATTTACAGGTGGTACAGGCGATACATTCAGCGTTACTGTTAATTACAGAACTGTTTCAGCAACCTAATCCAATTGACGGCGTAGCAATACGCCGTTTTGTTAGGAGAATTAATCTTGGCAGTAACTAAAACAAGTATTGTAAGTCTTGCCTTGATGTTATTAGGCCATAAACCGATCATCACTTTAGACAATCCAGATGATTTAACAATAGCTGCTGAGCAATCTTTTGATATCCTATTACCTAGTGTCTTATCGACTGGAAACTGGCGCTTCTCAATGCAGATCCAACAACTAAGTTTGTCCCCAATCATTCCCCCCAAAGATACAAACTGGCAGAATGTCTATTATCTTCCTGCCGGTTATCTTAAAAATATTAGAATAATTCCTAATAATTATGTCTATGAAATTTATAGTGGTGGATTAATTTATTGTAATTGGGGAACATTAACTCCAGTTTTCATGGAGTTTGCTTTTCTACCTGCTTTAAGTCAAATACCTATGGTATTTATTAATTATTTTATTTATGAAATTGCCGCTTTTCTTGCCTTATCTAATGCGCAAAAAGCCGATTATTATCAAGTTTTGGAACAAAAGAGAATAACGCAATTAGCAATAGCTGCAGCTACCGATGCTCAGAATAGACCTCAATTTTCTCAAGTGGATATTCCTGTCCTTAACCGAAGGAATATAACTGGTATAATTGGCCCACAAATAGGTTAAGTTAAGTGAGTCAAAAATGCCATACCAATTATATGCTCAAGACAATTTTAGTAAAGGAGAACTCTCTCCTTATATGTATGCAAGAGCCACAGTTCAGCCATATTATGCTGGATTAAAGCAGGCTCAGAATGTTTTGAATTATCCAACAGGAGCCGCAGGAAAAAGATTTGGAACGCTTTATCAAGCAATTTTAGCGGGCATCACAAACTTTGATCAACTTTATTTTGAAACTTTCCAATATCTAGATCAATGTATTTATCAATTAGCTTTCACTCCTCTTAATATCGCTATTTATTTAGAAGGTATATTAGTTGCTAATGTCACAACTACTTTAGATGCCAATAGTGTCTATAACCTATCTTCAACGACTATTGGCGCAGCATTTAGAACAACAGGTCAGAGTCTAGTTCCAATGGATTTAGTGAGAACTGCAAATGCTGGAAATGTAATAACGGCTGCTTCAGGAGATGTTTTAACATTAACGTCCGCTATTACTCAACCAATATTGCCAGTTCAATTTACAACATCGGGCGCATTTCCAACGTCCATCCCACAAATAAAAGCAGGAATTGTTTATTTTGCTCAATTTCTAACAACTACTACTGCAATGATTTATTCTACAGCTTATGATGCGAAGTTTGGTATTAACCCTTATGTTATTAGTGATAATGGTTCAGGAACAAATACACTCATACCATTAAATACGTGGACATATTCGGCTACTCTTTTTAAAAACCTACCTATTTATGATTTTAATGGGCCAATAACCTCCTATGATTCACTAACATTTACTCCTAGTGCTACAAGCGGAAATGCTGTAACTATTACAGTAAGTGGAAGCGGATACGCTCCTTTAAATTCAACTTACGTGGGAGGAGCTTTTATTGGCGGAGGAGGCACATCAAGAATAACTGCCGTAGCATCAGCAACCTCCTTTACTGTAGCCGTACAAGATCCTTTTGATAATACTAATGCTATTCAGGGCAGTCTAGTTTTATTGGCAGAACCAGCTTGGAGTGCAACACGTGGATGGCCTATAGTTTGTTCAAGTTATCAAAATAGAGCGCTATTCGCGAATACAGTAAGTTTACCTAATGGATTTTGGGCAAGTGTCGTAAATGCCTATTCAGATTTTGGGGATCTCACAACAGATGATGATGATGCTATCGCTTGGTTTCCATCATCAGATGAAGTTAACGTTATTAAATTTATTGT